GGCAAATATTATGGCATTAGTATCCCCAGGCGTAGAAGTAAGCGTAGTTGACGAGAGTCAATACTTACCAGCCGCGACAAATTCAGTTCCTTACATACTTTTAGCAACAGCACAAAATAAAGTAAGTGGTACAGGAACCGGAGTAGCGACAGCAACAACTGCCGCCAATGTAAACAAAATACAACTAGTGACTAGTCAAAGAGAACTAGCAACACTATACGGTAGCCCATTCTTTTATTCGAGTACAAATGGTACTCCATTAAATGGCTACGAACTTAACGAATACGGATTATTAACAGCACACTCAGTGTTAGGTGTATCAAACAGAGCATACATCCAGCGTGTTGATGTTAACTTAGCGGCCTTATCAGCAAGATTAACTAGACCAGTTGGCGACGCAGACGATAACGCATACTGGGTAGACACTGCTGAAACTCAATGGGGTTTATTTGAATTCAGTGCCACAACAGGTGCGTTCACAAACATAATACCAACACCGATTACATCAGAAGACGATCTAACAGCAAGCCTTCCATCATCAGCATTTGGTGCCAGAGGTGATTACGCAGTAGTCACAACTAACACAGCAAATCCACTTTATTACAAAAATAAAACTGATGCTTGGGTATTAGTTGGATCAGACGAATGGATGACTTCTTGGTACTCAGTACAAAGTGCTACAACTAATCCAGTACTGACAGCAGGACATACTGTTGTTATTAATGGATCAACTATTACTAACGAAGGAACAACAGTAGAACAGTTCGCAAGTAATATCACAAACGCATTTGTCACAGGTATTAGTGCGGCGGCTGTTGACGGCAAGTTAGAAATTTATGCTGACAGTTCTGTTACACCTGAAGGTTCAGCGGCAGATGGTTCGTGGGACATTGTAACAGGTACAGGTACACTATTAGGAGACTTAGGTATAAACCCAGGTACATACTGGACACCTAAATTTACACAAGATACACACACCAACATACCACGTTGGAAATCAACTGACACTGCTCCACGCCCAACAGGCTCTATGTGGCAGAAAACTACTGCTGTTAACAATGGTGCTAACATTGTTGTTAAACAGTACAATGAAGCTACAGATAGTTGGACTAACATTTCAGTTCCATTATATGCTGATGATGCCACAGCAAATAAAGAACTTGATCCAGCAGGTGGCGGTAGAAATATTTCACCAGGTGTGATATACGGTCAGACAGATTACTTAGAAAACTATACAGCTACAACGAAGTTGTATGTTCGATCACAAACAGGTAACACAACAATAACATCAACTAAAGCTAATCCAGTTGGGCTTGTGTTAAATGACACATTTACTGTTTCAGCAAGTGCTAAAGGAACAGCAGAGTATACAACTCCTGTAACAGCTACACTAGGTGGCGAAACAATCCAACATTATGCTGAAGCATTTAATAATGCCGGCGTACCTAACACAGTTGCTACAATAAATGATGGATTATTAACACTTGAGCACACACAAGGTGGTGCTATTGAAGTTAAAGATACAACAGGTAACCCAACAGCAACAGCATTTGGTGTTGATTCAATTGATGAAATAGCAGGTAACGCTAGAATCAAAGCAGACGGCGAAACTATGGTATTCTCTAACTGGAATAACTTAGAGTATGAAGCGTCAGCTTCAGAACCTACACAGAATCCACCAGCTGATACATACTGGTATCATTCAGCCATTGACGAAGTTGATGTATTAGTAAACGACGGCAATGCGTGGAAAGGTTATAAAAATGTAACTAATGATGTTAGAGGATTTAATCTTTCTAACACAAACGATAGTGGTATCCAAGTTTCAGCAAGTGCTCCATTAACACAAAACGACAGTGCTGAATCAGCATTAGAGTACGGTGACTTATGGTTAGACTCAAGTGACTTAGAAAACTATCCAATCATCAAACGTTGGGAAAACATTGAAGGTACTGATCAATGGGTAACTATTGATAACACAGACCAAACTAGTGAAAACGGTATTGTTTTTGCTGACGCTCGTTGGTCAACAGCAGATGTTGATCCAGTAGCAGGTCTTATAGCAACTATTGAATCACTAACAACTAGTGATTACTTAGATTTAGATTGCCCAAGTCCATCACTATATCCAGCAGGTACATTGTTGTTTAACACAAGACGTTCAGGTTATAATGTTAAACAGTATAAAGCAGATTACTTTAATGCTGATAGCTATCCAACAGATGAGTTGCCAACCAATAAAGATGCGTGGGTAACAGTGTCAGGCAATAAAGCAAATGGTGCGGCTTACATGGGTAGAAAAGCACAGCGTCAAGTTGTGGTAGAAGCTATGAAAGCAGGTATTGACACAAACACTCAAATACGTGAAGAACAAAGAGAGTTTAACTTATTAGCGTGTCCTGGTTATCCAGAACTAATGCAGAATATGGTAGCACTAAACAATGACAGAAACAATACAGGTTTTGTTGTTGGTGACACACCATTTAGATTAGAAGATAGCTCAGTAGCGATCCAAGAGTGGGCAAACGACGGTTACGGTGAAGGTACAGACGGCGAAGATGGATTAGTAACAAACGATCCATATGCGGCAGTATTTTATCCACCAGCTAGAGCAAATGACTTAACAGGTCAAGCAGTGGTTGTTCCATCATCACACGCGATGCTAAGAACTATTATCAAAAACGACGAGCAAGGTTATCCATGGTTAGCTCCAGCAGGTAACAGACGTGGTTTACTTGATAATGTTACAGCACTTGGTTATGTTAAACCTAATGGTGAGTTTGAGCAAGTAGCAAACAGAGAATCAGTTCGTGATACACTGTATGAAAACAACATTAACCCACTAACATTTGTTCCAGGTAGCGGTTTAACTAACTACGGTAACAAAACTGTTGTAGGTGCTACATCAGCTCTTGACAGAGTTAACGTAGCAAGATTAGTTGCTTACTTACGCCTTAAACTAGAAGCGATTGGTAAAGCATTTATCTTCGAACCAAACGATACTATTACTCGTAACGAAGTTAAAAACGCAACTGAACAATTAATGAACGATATTACTGCTAAACGCGGTATTTACGATTACCTAGTAGTGTGTGATGAATCAAACAACACACCAGCAAGGATTGATAGAAACGAACTTTATATTGATGTTGCTATTGAACCTACTAAAGCTATTGAGTTCATTTACATTCCAGTAAGAATTAAAAACACTGGGGAAATTGAATCAGGTAACTTATAAGTATAAATAATAATATACGCTGATAATGGTTCTTCGGAGCCATTTTTTGTGACTACAGCGTGATACATAGTTGTAGAAAGATATTTAACAAGGAGAAATAACATGGCTGTTTCATCATTAACTAAGATGTCAGTACCTTTAGCGAGTGACCAAAGTCAATCGAACCAAGGCCTATTGATGCCTAAACTCAAGTATCGCTTTAGAAGCATATTTGAAAACTTCGGTGTAAGTACACCAAGAACAGAATTAACAAAACAAGTAATCGATTTTACAAGACCGTCAGTAACATTTGACGAAATGCCAATCGAACTATACAACTCACGTATGTACCTCGCAGGTAAACACGCTTGGGAGCCTACAACTATTAATGTACGTGACGATGCTTCAGGTTCAGTTGCTAAACTAGTTGGCGAACAACTACAGAAACAATTAGACTTTATGGAACAATCATCTGCTTCATCAGGTATTGACTATAAATTTGTTACACGTTGTGAAATACTTGACGGTGGTAACGGTGCTAATGAACCAGTTGTTTTAGAAACTTGGGAACTATATGGTTGTTACCTAGCAAATGTTAACTACAACGACTTGAACTACGGTGAAAGTGCTCCTGTAACAATCACTATGAGTGTCAGATTTGATAATGCTGTACAAACTCCATTAGGTAGTGGTGTAGGCACAAATGTTGGTAGAACATTAGGCACAGTAGTAACAGGATAATTTAGATGGCTGGCTTCTTTGATGATGCTTTAAAAGGTTTCATTGGCAGTGACTATCTAAAAGACTACAGACACGCCAGTAAGACGTTTCGTTCTGCTGGCTATGGGTTAGCTCCACGATTTAAGTTTTTATTCCATGTACATTTCAACTTAAATACCACGGAGTTACCTGGTCTTAGTAGTGCTTTTGGTCCACAAGAACAAAGCCAACTCAGCGTATTAGTTAAAAACATAACACTTCCAAACTACACAATAGATGTAGAAGAACAATATCAATATAAT